ATTTGAATCTTCCGCCAAATTTGTTGAGGTCTAAAGAGTTTGAATAATTTTCCAATGAACTGATCACTTTTGTTTTTAATGATTCAATTGCAGATACTTGGGAATAATTATAGTAAATTGATGAATCAATCTCAACATATAGAACTTTGAGATCAATTATTTTCTGATTAATTCCAGAAATACTATATTGCTTTAATTGTGATAAAATTCTAGATTTTGAAAAGTCTGAAACATAGGTGCCATTCTTTGGTTTAATACTGATAGATACTGTTCCAAATTCTGGAGGATCTAATTCTTCACCACCAATAATCGCAACCGATTCTGTTTCTGGATAAATCTTTTTAATAATTGCTTCATAGTCACGGGAAGTTACCGCTCTATATTGTGATGAATAGATTCTTGGGGCAAAATACTTAATTGAATCCACCGACTCAATATCAGAACCATTTTGAGATGATTGATTTGTCGTAATTGTTATATTGCCAAGGCTAGGTAGTCCACCACTTGCATCTTTAATGCTCCCCGAAAATGAAAATAACGAGGCACCATTACCTTCTTTACCGTCTGTAACAATATATGTTACTGTAATTACTGAATTGTTTTCTAATTTTTTACCAATTAAACCATCACCAAAAAGTAATTCATATTTTTCATCCTGTACTTCCTGTATAAGGTAAATTTGTGATGTGGAGTTTACATCCAAAATATTATCAACCAAAGAATATTCTACTCCAAGTCCTGTGTCATTAACTCCCTTCACATATACGGAAATCGTAGATGTGTCAATATATGAGTTATTAAGTATAAATCTTTGATCTAAGGACCCATCAACTACGAATTGCTTAGTTAAAAATGTTCCTTGATAGATATCAATCTCCTCAAAAGATGCAACTCCATTATCAACTGTGGTTGATATATTGTCTGGAACTGAAAATGTATATGATGTATTATCAATAGCACCTACGCACACCAGACCCGCTTGTAAGGTTAATGTTGGTGTAACTGCACTAGTAGAGACATTGAATGATACTTGTGCCCTAGATGCTGTTCTGGAACGAGGTACGTAACCAATATTTCTTGCTAATGAAACAACATTCTCACGGAGAGTTGCGGAATCCAAAAAGGATTCGTTCACAATCATATTTGAGTTGAATGCTGTGATATATGTATTATATGCTAAGGTATCAATTAATACTGAAAAATTAGACCCCTCAAAGTCAAAATCCGTGAATGTAGAGTTAGCACGGAGATAATCTTTAATAGAGGTCTTTATCTGATCGAAATCTAGATTTGTAAATTTAGTAAAAGGCATTTTATCTTGTTGCCTCTAATAGGAATGAATATTCTTGAGTCGGAAACTCTTGACCGATAATATCAAAAATTACATTTACGTTGAATGTATTTTGATCTGGAATAGGATCTACTTCCACTCTTACATTATTAACTCTTGGTTCAAAGTTTTTAATTGAGATTTCAATTTGGTTTTGGATGACTGATGCAGTACCAAAATCAACAAATTCAAATAAACTTCTTTCAATATCAGATCCCAATAATGAATTAAAAAATCTTTCAGTTGGAATAGTTTCTACAATATTTCTTACAGATCTGCGAATTGCATTCTCATTCTTCAATATTGGTAGATCCTTTGTCACTGGATGTGGTTCAAAGGATAAACTGATATCTTTAAATGATCTGGATATCCTTTGAATTGCCATCGAATAAAGTTTTTTATTTATTTATATCTACTTACCATAGGTTGGTTCTGTTCCATAATCCCAATCATCATAGTCTTCATCATTACGAATTTTTTCATGCAATTCAGTTTGTTTCTTAAGATTATGCTTTGGTGCATAATCGTGCATGACTTCTTGAATTATTCTTTTTTGAGAATCTCCGGATTCGAATAACATTTTCTAGCTCCTGTTTTAGTAATAAAACAGAACTTTTATGAAGGAGGTTGCTATCTCCTATTCCTATTTAACGATTTACTTCTCGAAGAGAATAATTATCAGAATTGAGATATTTTAAGAGTTCTATTGCAATTAATTTTGGATTACCTTCACCACAGGTATATACGTCTATTGCCAAACAACCTTCTTCTGGCCATGTATGACATGATACATGACTCTCGGACAGTGCAATGACTATTGTACACCCCTGAGGTATGAAGCAGTGCTGGAAGACGTTTAGAATGGTCATTCCGGCACGTTTAATTCCACCAACCATTATCTCTTCAATTGCCATGGCATCATTAATGAGATCGTATTTGACATCATACACCTCTAATAATAGGTGCCTGCCCATTGAAAACTTTTCCAATTCGGTAATAATTCTAATAAAAAAATATTTATTGCATAAAAAAACGGGACTTAATCCCGTTTTGATGATTATCTACCTTGTCCTCTATACCTTTTACGAGCTGAGTTACGAGAACTCGCAGCATACTTAGTATGAGCACCGGTTCCTTGACGAGTCTTTTTGGGTTTCGATTCAATGACAACCTTACCGGTCAGTGAGGGACGCTTAGCCATTAGTTTTCTCCATAATAGTAGTCAAAATTTCAGTTTCAAGATCTTGTGGATTTGGAGAACCTGTCTGATAGAATTCTAATGACAGATCCTCCATCACATCAAAATATTCTTCTTCTGTGAGATGTGAATAAATTCTTCTCCCATTACAAAGAATATTGTATGCTTCTGCCATTGTATCAGATTACTCGTGTCTTTTCGTGACCGACTCTGATACGAGGATCACACCAAATTTCATAACCTGCTGCGATTGCATCGAGGCAGAATGATACATCCTCTCCACACATATCCTGTACATCACCAGAATCAAAGACTTGCATCTTTGGTGCAAACCAAGGATACTTCATCTCAGAATTTTCAAATACACCGTGCTTAATGAGTACCCAACCAAATCCAGTATAATCAACTGTGAATGGTTTGCGACGCTTTGAGATACTTTCAACGGTTTCGTGATTCATGACTCCACCATTGTTGCGGAAATCATCCTCTTCTAACCAGTGTGCAACTGATGTGGTCGTTCCATCTTCGGTCGCATACCAACCAGCGGCAATGTCCTTCTCCATCAAAACCAATTGGAAAAACTTTTCGGTATTGAAAACAATATCCGAGTCGATCCAAAGTTGCCAATCATATTTGAGTTTTCCATCCCAGGGAATCTGGTCTGGTCCTCGCAGTACATTCGCACCTAAACATTTGCATCTTGCAAAGTTTACCATCGATGAATAGTCCTGCGAAATCTGAATGCTTGCTCCCGATTGTACAAGATCAAAACAAAGTTGTACAAAACTTTTCAGGTAAGTATAAGAAACTCCCCTACCTGGAAGACAAAAGACAATCGACTTGCCTTTTACCATTTCTCGTGCTTTTTCATAGTCCCATTCGGGTTCTGTTGAAGGCTTTTCTGGAGCCTTTGCTTTTACTGTAAATCCTTTAGCCATAATTTCAAGTGATTACTTAAGTATCATACATCATTATCTATGTCCTGTCAATCTCTCTCTTTTTCATTTAATACGAGATCTGTTCCTTCTAATGAAAGATTAATCTCACTATCTTCGTACCATGAGAGTTCATTCACAATCCATTCGGGAATTACAATGTAATACTCACCACTAATCGGATCGACTTGTAGGACCTCAAAATTTTTGTCGGAATTTTTTTTCATTTCAAGTATTATAATTAACCTTTTTCAGAATTATATAGTCTTTTCAAGTTTTATTCCTCCATCTATTATTTTCGGATAATTTTTTTCTATATTCATCATCTCTTCTCCAAGAACTCATATTCTCAAATCTTGTTACCCACCTTAGATTTGTATAATGATTATTGAGTTTATTTCTATCTATATGATCTATTTCGGTATAGTTGTGTGGATTTTTAACAAAACATTCTGCAACAAGTTGATGTATTGATTTTTTAATTTGCTTATAATTGTTATTCTCATCCCATATTGAGATATTCACGCATTGATATTGATGTTCTGGATATTTTGGGTTACCCCTGAACGAAGGTTTAAGATATATTAACCCATTTTCATCTGGTTTCCCATATTTTCCAGTCCTATCATATTTTCCAGGTCTGCGATATGCTCTCCCATCTTCGGTAATATAATATCCAGGATATTGTGTTTCTTTCATCCCCTCAGATATTTTTACGGGGGGATAATTATAAGATACTTTTTCTTTTGGAACTGCAATAGGAATATTCCATTCCTCTCTTGGTTTTTTGATATAAACCCATATCCCATCCTTTTTTATATATCGAAGACCTTTCCCATTTGTCCTAATTGTTCCTTCTGGATAATTCATAATGTTCTTTGACTTTTTACTTGAAAAATTTTTGAGAAAAATATTTTGATATCGGTGGTTTTTTATTTTTTATTGTAGCATAATATATACAGGTCGAAAGCAAGTATTTGTA